TGGTTTTGTGTTTCTGATTGTGTTGACCTATTAGCGCATGGCTCTACCGACATTGAGACTTTGCTTAATGATGTCTATGAAGCCCTGAAGCGCACTAAGCCCGAAAGTGGGAATTGTGTTGCCCTTTTGGCAATATTGGATCAATTGGCTCAGGAAAGGATTAGGATCAATGCAAATACAGTCTAAAAACAGGTTCGTTAGGCACACTGAATGCCCTGATTGTGGCTCTAGTGACGGCAGGGCAGTCTATTCAGATGACAGCACTTATTGTTTTGTGTGCCACAAAGCCTCTAAAACGCTCTCAGAGGGCTTCTCTGACCAAGGAAGGGGTAAGGTACTACCGATGACTCAGAAACCCGTTGTAGAGCCTCTAAAGGGCATTAGCGGTCAATTCCTCAGCATACCTGAGAGAGGTATCACCAAAGCTACCTGTGAAGCCTATGGTGTCAGACAATCAGGGACAGAACATTATTATCCCTACACTGACGATAGGGGCACTGAGGTGGCTTTCAAGGTCAGATCAGTGGCTGACAAGCAATTCAGGTCTCAAGGCAACATTAAAGAGGCTACCTTGTTTGGTCAGAATCGGTATCCTGCCGGTGGTAAATATCTGACCATCTGTGAGGGCGAATTAGATGCCTTGGCGGCTTTTCAGATGACAGGCTCATTATATCCTGTGGTGTCAATTAAGAATGGGGCACAGTCGGCTGTGAAGGACTGCCAAGCACAATTCGAGTACATTGACAGCTTTGAGACTGTGGTGCTTGCCTTTGATGCTGATGAACCTGGTCAAGAGGCGGCTCTAGCCGTTGCTGACCTGTTTGGTTCTAAGGTCAAGATAATGAAAATGTCTAAGCCTTACAAGGATGCCTGCGACTATCTCAAGGACAACAAATCTGCGGACTTCGTTAAGGCATGGTGGGCAGCAGAGACTTATGTGCCCGATGGTATCGTTGCTGGCTCTGAGTTGTTCGAGTTGGTGATGCAGCCCTTGCCAAAGGCTCAGGCGCACTATCCTTATGCTGGCCTCAATGGCATGACAGGCGGTATCAGGCAACAGGAAATGGTGGTGGTTACTGCTGGCTCTGGCCTTGGCAAATCTCAATTCATCAGTGAAGTGATATGGCAGTTGCTGTGCGAGACTAAGGACAATATCGGGATTATGTTCTTGGAAGAGTCGGTTAAGCGGACTGCCTTGTCTCTGATGTCATTGGCGATCAATAAGCCATTGCACTTGGCAGAGACTGAGGCAACAGAATCGGCTAAGAAGGAAGCCTTTGATAAGACCCTTGGCTCTGATAGGCTTTTCTTTTATGACTGCTTTGGCTCTACCGCAATCGACAACATTATCAATCGGGTTCGATACTTTGCCAAAGGCCTAGACTGCAAGTACATTCTGCTAGACCATGTCTCTATCGTGGTGTCTGCTCAGGATCATGGAGATGAGCGCAAAGCCATTGATGAGATTATGACCAAGCTGCGAATGATTGTGCAAGAGACAGGGGTGGCCTTGTTTGTGGTGTCCCATCTCCGCAGGCCAGAGGGTAAAGGCCATGAAGAGGGCGCAGCCACTAGTCTGTCCCAATTAAGGGGTTCAGCAAGTATTGGACAATTGGCTGATATGGTGTTAGGATTGGAAAGGTCAGCACAGCATGAAGACCCAATCGAGAGGAACACAACAAGGGTCAGGGTTATTAAGAACCGATACAGCGGAGAGACCGGCAAAGCCTGTGCAGTCCTGTATGACAAGCACTCAGGCCGTATGAACGAGATCAACGAGGAGGCACTATGACATCCGCACTACTGATAGGCTGCTTTGCTTTTATTTCATCAATACTGAAAGGCTTGAAATGACTGAATACTCTTATGACTACTGGAACGATGCTGACTACGACACTATGGACTACACAGCCGTGGAGCAGCTAGAAGAGCGCATCAAAGACCTTGAAGAGGTCAATGAGGAACTGACAGCACAGATCAAGGTTGCTGTTAAGCTGGTTAGCAAGTTTAATCATCCTGAGGAATATGGGCACTTGCTCGACTCTGATGCAAAGCGTGACGTGATGGACTTTCTTAAAATCTATGGAGACTATCTAAAATGAAGTTAGAACTGGAGGTGGACACCTATGTTGGAATGGGCGATAGTGGTAATGTTGAGTGTCTTATTTTTACTGATGACGGCAGCCGTCCTGCTATGAGCATCGATAAGAAGCTGGAAGACTTGGTGCTAGAGTTTATCGAGTTAAGGCAGTCCAACGGCAAATACTCTGCTGCTCACAATCCTGAAAGGAAGGAACTGATGAATGCACTGGAAGACTGCCTAGCACTCTTGAAGCAAGCATGAGTAGCTGGCTTATCATCGTAACTGGCCTCATATATGCTTACATTGCTGTGGAGCAAGGCATCAAAGGCAACACGGCTATGTTGGTCATATATGGGGGTTATGCTTTTTCTAACGTAGGTCTTTATTGGATGGCTACAAAATGACTAACTACCTGCTTTTTCTGTTATTTGTCGTTATCTTCGCCTTTTGGCTGGCTTCTAAGGAGGATTAAATGTCTAAGCAACGAGTGTCTGGTGTGCCCTATGAGGTTGAACTTAGTCCCTACAACCCATTAGACTACATAAAAACTAAGGCTGACTTGGATGCTTATGTGTCTGCCTACTGTGCCGAGTTAGAGCGTGAGAACGCTATGATGAGGGCTAGGATGGAAAGGCTTGAGGATGAGAATCGTACCCTAGATGCCTTGGTGTTCAAGTTAAACACAGAACTGATAAACCTGCAGAACACCATCAAATGAGTCCATGTAAAACCATTTGCAAAGTTGATAAAACAGGTGTATATTGTATTGCCTGCTTTAGACTGATGTCAGAGATTGAGCAGTGGCCTACGATGGATGATACACAGAAGGCATTTGTGGTAGCAGCTTCAGAGTTAAGGAGGATAGCAAATGAAGCCGATAAGCGTTACAAGCGTAATAAATAAGAGTGGTGTCCTGACGTTGTACCTATTAACAGATGACGGCAAATTACTAAAGAAGAGCGAAGATGAATCAAGCTGGACAGAAGTCGATAGTTTTCCTGGACATAGAGACAAACTCCCAGTTGAGCCAGATCCACCTATGCGTAACAAAGGAACTAAGAAGCGGAGAAGTTAGATGTCATCACAAGGCAGACACTTTATTAAAAATGTTAGAGGCACAACCACAAGTAGTAGCGCACAACGGAATCAACTTCGACTTCCCAATCTTGAACAGGCTATGGAATACGAAGATAACTCCGTCGATGTGCATAGACACCCTAGTCATGTCAAGGCTGATGAGTCCAAACAGAGAAAACGGACACAGCCTAGAAAGCTGGGGCAACAGGCTAGGAAGGAAGAAGATAGACTACAAGAGGGTATGGCACAGGATCAACAAACTCTCTTTTGACAAGAAGAGCACTCTACCGTTTGACCAGCCACACATGGGTTTGCTTGAGAAGTATTGCAGGCGTGATGTAGAAGTACTGGAGTTAACTTACTTTGAACTTTTAAAGGAGAAGGACAACTATGGTTTCTCGCAAGAAAGTATCGACCTCGAACACAAAGTCGCAGCCATCATCTATAAGCAAGAGCGAAACGGTTTTAAATTCGATTTGCCAAAAGCTATGGTACTTCTGGCAGGACTTAAAGATAAAATGGGCACAATTGAGGCATCCCTACAGTTCATCTTTCCTCCAATCACAACCGAGCGTTATTCAGAGAAAACTGGAAAGAAACTCAAGGACGATATCGAGGTCTTCAACCCCGGCTCGAGGCAGCAAATCGCCAAGCGCCTCCAAGAAAAAGGTTGGAAGCCGACCAAGCACACCGAAAAAGGTCAAGTGATTGTTGATGAATCAACTCTTGCAAATGTTGATATTCCAGAGGCCCAAGCAATCGCAGAATACCTTTTGCTTCAGAAACGGGTGGCTATGGTTGAGTCGTGGATTGAGAATACGACAGACGACCACAGGATTCACGGTAAAGTCATCACCAACGGAGCAGTCACGGGAAGAATGACACACCACAGCCCTAATATGGCCCAGGTGCCTTCGGTGGGTTCTCCCTATGGTGAGGACTGCCGTGGCCTCTTTACCGTGCCAAAGGGCTATAAATTGGTTGGTGCTGATGCAAGCGGGTTAGAGTTGCGTATGTTGGCTCACTACATGAAGGATCAGGATTATGTTAAAACGGTCACGGAAGGCTCGCAGGATTTGGGAACTGATGTACATACCAAGAACCAGCAAGCTGCGGGGTTATCTACAAGGGCGCAAGCCAAAACGTTTATCTATGCATTCCTCTATGGCGCAGGGGCTACCAAAATCGGGTCGATTGTTGGTGGTTCAGCCAAGGAAGGGCAAAGGCTCATCGATTCTTTTCTTAGGAACACGCCAGCTTTGCAGGCTCTTCGCAGCACGGTTGACAAACTCTCCGATAAAGGGCACCTACCGGGTCTTGATGGACGTAGGCTATTCGTTCGCTCCGAACACGCAGCCCTCAACACACTTTTACAAGGTGCTGGTGCGATAGTGATGAAGCAGGCTCTGGTGTTCTTAGATGAGAGTATCCGCAGGAGCAACCTAGATGCCAAGTTTGTGGTCAATGTGCATGACGAGTTCCAGTTAGAAGTCAAGGAAGAACACGCACAAAGAGTAGGGTTTTTAGCAGTAGAGAGCATCAGAAAAGCAGGCAGGACCCTTAAACTACGCTGCCCCTTGGACGGCGAATACAAGATTGGAGATAATTGGTGTCAAACGCACTAGACGACTTTAAGGACCTTGGAGAGCCAGAGTCTGCCTTGATGATAGCGGTCATCGATGGGGCCATCCATGTGGCCTACAGTAAAGATTTAACAAATAAATATGAAGAAATGCTTGACATACTAGAAACTGCCTGTATAATGATTTCTGAAGCAGCAGAACCGAAGTCTAACAAAATTACTCACTAACCTAAAAGGAGAATTATATGAGTGATGCAAAGCCGGTTACAGTCAAAGCCACAGTTATGTGGTGTAACCATAATAAACTCAACGAGATGTCTAACAAGTATCAGCTTGAGTTGACTAATCTCAGTGAGAATGCAGTCAAGGCTCTTGAAGGTATTGGCCTGGAAGTACGCAAGCGTGAAGACAAGCCAGAGAAAGGCTTCTACATTACTTGCAAGTCTGTGCGTCAGATGGACAAGATTTTTGATAAGACTGGCGCTAGTCTGATCGATGTAGCCATCGGTAACGGCTCTACAGGCACTGCTGTTGTTGGTACCTACGAGTGGGCTTTCAAGAACAAGAAAGGCCTGTCTGCTTCGTTGATCAAGATGACCATTGATAACCTGGTCGCCTATGATGCCGAAGACGCTCCAGTAACGGAAGAAGCCCTGTAATGATTGCTTTGGTAGACGGTGACATCGTAGCCTACACAGTAGCTGCTGGCTGTGAGGACTACGATGAGAAGACCGCCTTATCAAAGTGCTCAGAGTACTTGGAAGACTTAGTCTTTATACACGCTGACTGTTCTGATGCCGAAGGCTTTCTTACCGGCTATGAGAACTTCCGTATCAGCATTGCAAAGACTAAGCCCTACAAGGGAACTAGGACACAGGACAAGCCAAAGCATTTAAACCTGCTTAGGGATTATCTGACTTCGGCTTGGGGGTTTTCTGTGGAGCAATATCAGGAAGCAGATGATGCCCTTGGTATTGCTGCCTATTCTATGGAACCTGAAGACTATATCATTTGCACGACAGACAAGGATCTGAACATGATTCGTGGCTGGCACTATAATATGCGTAAGAATGAGAAGTTTTGGGTGGATGAAGATGACACTCTGTATACTTTCTACACACAAGTCCTCACTGGGGACCGTGTTGACAATATACCGGGATTGCATGGAATAGGCCCTAAGAAGGCTGAGAAGATACTAAAGGGCTGTAAGACTGAAGACCAACTCTATGAGGCAGTATTGAAGGCTTATGACAACAACGAGGAATACTTATGCGAACAGGCGCAGTTACTATGGATACGAAGAAAGCCAAATCAACTTTGGAGAAAGCCCCGATAATTTATATCGAGTGGGTGGATGCGGTAGCTGATGTCGAATGGCAAGAGAATGTCAAACCAGAAATCCATGCGTGTAAAAGCATCGGTTGGCTTGTTGGTGAAACAGAAGAAGCCATCTGTATCGCCTGCACAGTCAGCATGGAGAGCAGTAATGCCAGGATGCACATACCAAAGGCTTGGATTAAAAACAGAAAGGAAATCAGCTTTGAAGCCATCGTCAGCGAAAGCAAAAGGGCGAGTCCTGCAACAAGCCGTAAGGGACCTAATCCTAGCAAAGTTCAATCTAGAGCAAGATGATGTCCGTTCAGTTAGTATGGGCGCAACGGGGGAGGATCTGCTACTCAGTCCAGCAGCCAGACGGCAGTTGCCAATTAGTCTGGAATGCAAGTCCAGAGCAAGTATCTCTGTTTACGGATTCTATGAACAAGCAAAAGCAAATGCAGGAGGATACGAACCAGTTGTCGTTGTCAAGCAAAACAGAGATAAGCCCTTGGTTGTGGTAGATTGTGTTTACTTTTTTGAACTATTAAGGAGAGCCAGCAATGAGTAGTTTTCGATTTATCTATGAAGGCGGTGACTTTGAAGATGAGGGCAACAGTCCGTTCCCATCAAAGACAATTATAGAGTCCTTCCATGAGTTCGCTGATGACCAGACATGGGAAACCATTCTGTGGCAGTTCTGTAAGTTCCTTGAGCACACCGGCTTTGAAGGTGTCCGCAAGCGTGTAGTCATTGAAGGCCTGCGCCATGAGTGCCTTTTCCAAGACTTCTTCAACAGGGAAGTTAATACTGATGAAATCTTAGAGGACTACATCGAAGCACTTAACAAGGATGACCAATGAAACTACTGATGCTTGATATCGAAACAAGCCCCAACACTGCACACATTTGGGGCCTTCGTGACCAGTACATCAGCCCAGACCATCTGTTAGAGTCATCTTATGTTCTGTGTTGGGCTGCTAAGTGGTACGGTTCTAAAGAGGTGATGTTCTCTTCTGTGCAAGACACAAAGCCTAAGTTCATGCTTCGTAAGATACATGACCTGATCTCTGAAGCCGATGCAGTATGCCACTACAACGGCACTCGCTTTGACATTCCTGTGCTGAACAAGGAGTTCCTTCTTCACCATCTAGCACCGCCTGCTCCCGCTAATTGCGCTACACCAGTGTCAACAATT